CCACAAGGTTTACGTAATGCAAGACCGGATAGAGTTGAGCCTGCAGTTGCTAGGTTACTTGGCCCAAATCCATTTTCAATAACTAGTGGGTCTACAACAATAACTGTTATAGAAACAAACCATGGTAGATCTACAAACGATACAGTAAGATTTAGAAATGTAGAGGGTTCACCAGGGGGACTAGCACCTACAGCTTTTACAGCTGGTTCTGGTTTTTCAATAACAGTTACAACTACAGACAAGTATACATTTACATTAGGATCAACTCCTAATATAACAGAACAAGCAGGAGGAATGACAGTTACAGCAGGACCCGTAACCTTAGACGCATAACATGGCATACACTTTAACAAATATAACTGATGATATTAGAAATTATACAGAAGTTGATAGTAGTGTTTTATCCACTGCAGTTGTAAATAGGTTTATACAAAATGCAGAAAATAGAGTTTACAGAGAAGTAGATTCAGATGATAATAGAAATTATGCTACATCTAATTTAGCAGCGGGAAATAGATATGTTACTATTCCGTCTGATCTTAGAAATATTAGATATGTTCAATTAAAAGACACAACTGTAACTCCAAATGTTCAAGTTTTTTTAGAGAAAAAAGATACAAGTTATATGGCAGCATTTTATGATAGACCTGGAACAGCTTCAGGACTTCCTAAATATTATGCTAACTGGGATGCTAATTTTTGGGTCGTAGCACCTACACCAAATGCTACGTATGAAATAACATTAGCGTATATGAAACAACCAGTCAGTTTAACTGATGCAGCAAAACAAGGTAGCGGAACTTACTTATCTAACAAATACCAAGATTTACTTTTATACGGAGCTCTCGTAGAAGCATATGGATACTTGAAAGGTCCAATAGATATGTTACAATACTACGAAGCGGCTTATAAGCGAGCTTTAGCTTCTTATTCTATTGAACAAGAAGGTAGAAGAAGACGAGACGAATATCAAGATGGGGTTATTCGTAACGTAATAAAATCACCATCACCATAATAAGGAGAAAATATGGCAAATATAGTACCAAATTCTTTCAAGTCCAATTTGTTAAAAGGCGTATTTAATTTTGACACTTCTGGAAATGGAGGAAACACTTTTAAATGTGCTTTGTATACTGCTATCACTGGTTATAGTGTGTCTTCAACAGTGTATCTATCTGGAACAAGTAACAACGAAGTTAGCACTTCTAACACATCGTATTCAACAGGTGGATTAGCATTAACTAATGCAGGTGTTGATGGAACAAGTGCAACGTCTTTTGTAGATTTTGATGATCTTACTTTTCCATCTGTAACTTTAACTGCAAGAGGTGCAGCGATTTATAAGAGCACAGGCGGTGGTAATGAATTGGTCCTAGTTTTAGATTTTGGTAGCAATAAAACAGCAACTAATGGAGACTTTGTAATACAGTTTCCTGCTGGGAATTCTAGCAATGCTATTATAAGATTAGGCGACGCGTAATAGTTAAGGATTAAATAAATGGCTTTTGTATTAAACGACAGAGTTAAACAGACTAGTACATCTACTGGTACAGGAACAATACAATTATCAACTAACCCAGAGGTTGGTTTTGAAAGTTTTGTAACCGGTATCGGTACTACTAATAGTACGTTCTATTGTATATCTCACGATGGTACAGCTGAATTTGAAGTCGGTATTGGAACTGTAACAGATGCAACACCTGATACACTTTCTAGAGATACCGTTATCTCCTCTTCAAACTCAGATAACAAAGTGAATTTTACAACAGGAACTAAAACTGTTTTTTGTACTTATCCTGCGAAACGAGCTCCGTCTGCAGCTATGACAGCCACAACATATGTAACAACACATGCCTCAACATTATCTGATACACAAACAATAGATTCAGGAGTATTAGCAGGCCCTGTTACAATAACAGGAATACAAACAGTAACAGGAACATTAGTAGTAATATAATGAGTCAATTAGAAGTAGATAAAGTAATACCTCAATCAGGAACTAATTTACAAATTGGTGAAGCTGGTGATACTATTAATTTAACTACTGCAACTGTAAATTTACCAACTGGTGTTGGTGGAACAGCGTGGCAAGCAATAAAAACTACTAACTTTACTGCGGTAGCAGGTGAAGGTTATTTTGTAAATACAACAGGTGGAGTTATTACAGCAACTTTACCAGCATCTGCAACTATTGGAAATGAAATTTCAATAATAGATTATGCTGGAACAGCAGATACAAATAATATAACAGTAGCAAGGAATGGACATAATATTCAAGGTGCAGCATCGGATATGACAGTGTCAACTGAAAGAGCCGCTTTTACATTAGTTTATGTTGATTCAACACAAGGATGGTTATTAAGGGACAAATAATATGGCTGATTATAAAGATTTAAGATACACTGGATTCCCTGCAAGTTCAATTGCATCAGGAACTATATCAAACTCTCGTTTAAACATAACAGAATTTGATGATAATAAAATTGTTAATGATATTTCTACATTAGGATTAAGAGTACACACTCAAGAAAATCTTAATGCGTCTAATACTAACTCTGCATCTTTTGATGTATTTCAAGATAGTTCTGGGATTACGAATTTAACTAACTGCCAAAGAACTACCGAAGAATTTATGGCTAGTGTTGCTACAACAGTCGCAGCATTTACTAACGATAGTGATACATCTTTCTTATATCACATGGATGATAATACAGATAGTGCTGGTACTGGGGAAACTATAACACTTGCTGGTGGTGCATCATTTTCAACTGCAATAAAAAAATTTGGAACTAAATCTTTATATATAGATGGTCAAAATAATTCTTATGCTTATGCTGGAAACAATAATGATTTTCAACCTGGAGCTGGTGCTTTAACTGTTGAGTGTTGGGTGTATGGAAAAAATGGTGGTGGTGGTGCTTATCAAGGTGTTGTTGGTAGATGGTGGACAGATGGTAATGTATTTGATTTAAGATATGCGTCTGGCGATGTTTCTGCAAACTGGGGTGTGCATGATACTACAGCTATGAGAAATGGTGGAGTAGATTTATCAAATGACACTTGGTATCATTTAGCTTGGACTAGAGATGGTTCTGGCGACAACAATCTTTGGTTAGATGGAGTTAATAAACTTAATTGGACAAACTCTAACACTATGAATTTAGGAACTAAAAGTTTGCTTTTTGGAGTAACAAATAGTCCAACTGATTATATTTTTGAGGGTTATATTGATGAAGTAAGATTATCAACAGTTGAAAGATACACCTCTACATTTACACCAAACGCAACAGTTATAAATAATGCAACTGGTTCATTTGAGGGAAATGCAATTACAGCTCAATCAACAAACAAGATGGGTGCAGTAATTACTTATCAAGATAATGCTGGAACTAACGCATTGAATACTGATATTGTACTAAAACTTTCTGCTGATAATGGCAGCAACTATTCAACAGCTACACTTACAGCTTTACCAGATTTTGCTACTGGTATTAAGATGGCGAAAGTCAATGACTTATCTGTTACTGCTGGAACTCAATTAAAATATAAAATTGAATTTGCTAATCAAGCTAGTGGAAGCAAGGAAGCAAGAATTCGGGGGGTTTCATTACAGTTTTAATATGAGTGAAGTAAAAGTAAATAAGATAAGTCCAAGATCCGGGACCAACGTACAATTAGGAGATAGTGGTGATACTATAACTATACCTAGTGGTGCAACGTTTGCCGGAACACAAAATATTGCAAACTCAGCTCTTACAGGTTCAGGACAAATTACAATCAATGGCCAAGCAGTAGCTCTTGGTGGATCTGTAACTATATCTACAATTGCTAGACCAACTTATAACTCAGGCCAAAGTTTTACGATTCCACCAACTACAAATACTTCTATAACTATTGCAGGAACTAATTTTCAATCTGTGCCTATTGTTGAAGCAATAAATAATTCAACGGGTGCTATTACAAGAGCGGTAACTGTATCTTATTCAAGTGCAACTTCTATCGCAGCTGTATTTAATTTAGCTGCAGGATCATATTTTATTAGAATTGAAAACAATGACGGTGGTGCAGTTAGATCTACAAACGCAGATTTAACAGCGTCTACTTCACCTTCTTGGACTACATCAGCAGGTTCATTAGGATCATTTAGTGCAGGATCAACTATATCTGGATTGAATGTTCAAGCATCTTCTGATAGTAACGTAACTATAACTGAAACAACATCGGTGTTGACGTCAAACGCAAATACGCCAGCAACGACTATGAATTTAACATTGTCTGGATCTCCAGCAAGCAGTGCAACTTATACAATAAGTGGTACGGCACCATCACCTACAAGTGATCAAGCGTACAGCTTTACATTAAGAGCAACAGATGCTGAAGGACAGACCGCTGACAGAGTATTTAGTATTACAATATCTGTTGGTGCTAATAACTCAGGACAGTTTAACTAGGATAATATTATGGCAAATAGTTATTTATCAAAAACAGCAGCAAGTGGAAATAGAAGAACATGGACATTTTCTGCTTGGGTTAAAAGAAGTGGATTAACAGCAGATAATTCAGCGGGTTATGATACATTTTTTTCTTCTGATGAACAAGCTACTAACTCTGTAAGAATAACTTTTAGTAGTGATAGTTCAAATAATAAATTAAGAGTTTATTATTACACAGGTTCAATGCAATTAGATTTAGTTACAAATAGAGAATTTAGAGATACATCAGCATGGTATCATATTGTTGTTCAAGTAGATACTACACAAGGAACAGCATCAGACAGAGCTAAAATTTATGTTAATGGAATACAAGAAACTTCTTTTGCGACAGCAACTTATCCATCACAAAATACTGACACAAGTGTAAATCAATCTGGAGCACCACATGAAGTAGGTAGAGGTGGTGGAAATTTATATTTTAATGGGTATTTATCTCATGTTGCTTTAGTAGATGGAACTGTTGTAGCACCAACAGAATTTGGTGAAACAGATTCTACATCAGGTATTTGGAAATTTAAATCACCTACTGGCTTATCTTGGGGTACAAATGGTTTTCATTTAAAATTTGAAAACTCAGGTAACTTAGGTTTAGATAGTTCAGGTCAAACAAATAATTTTACAGTTAATGGAAATTTAAAACAATCACTTGATACACCATCAAATAATTACTGCACAATAAATGTAAACAATAATATAAATGGTGGATTACATGAATATGGAGCACAGGTTCTTGATGGATTAGGGGTTTCACCTTATGATGTTGCCTCTGGTGGAAGTTTAGGATTCAATCAAGGTAAGTGGTATTGGGAATGGAAATGGAGATTAATTGGTTCTGGAAATCAAGCGGCTTTCGTAGGAATTATAGATGCTTCTATTGCAATGGTGCAAGGTGGTAATCCTAGTAAAGGAGTTACTTATAGACCTGATGCTGGGTCGGTTAGAAAAGATGGCTCTGAAGTTTCATCTGCTTATTCAGGTTCAGCAAATGATATATTTGGAATGGCTTTTGATATGGATGCTGGAACTTTAAAATTACACAAAAACGGAACTTATTTTAATAGTGGAAATGCAGTTGTAACAGGTATTGATTTAACAAAAACCTACCTTCCTTATATAGCACCCAATGGTGGAACAACAGTTTCAAACATTGATATGAATTGGGGGGATGGATTTTTTGGAATTACACCTATAACTTCTGCAGGC